ACGGCGGAAGTGCGGGTGGCGGTAAAAGTTACGCCATGCTGGCAGACCCGCTCCGCTACATGGGGCATCCACAATTTAGTGGATTGTTATTGAGACATACAACTGAAGAACTGCGAGAACTTATTTTCAAATCGCAGGAGTTGTACCCCAAAATCTGGCCCGGTATAAAGTGGTCAGAAAGAAAGATGCAGTGGACCGCGCCATCTGGGGCAAGGTTGTGGATGTCTTATCTGGATAGAGATGATGATGTCTTGCGTTATCAGGGTCTAGCGTTTAGCTGGATAGGCTTTGACGAGTTGACACAATGGGCCACACCGTATGCATGGAATTACATGCGATCTCGTCTACGGTCCACTGCACCTGACTTGCCCATCTTTATGAGGGCAACCACCAACCCCGGTGGTCGGGGCCATCACTGGGTCAAGAAAATGTTCATCGACCCTGCACCGTATAATAGGACATTTGATGCAACAGACACAGAAACCGGAGAGGTTCTTCGATATCCCTATGGGCATAGCAAGGCAGGAAAACCTCTATTTAAGAGACGCTTTATCCCGGCAAGACTTTCTGATAACCCATACCTTGCGGGGGCAGGAGACTACGAGGCCATGCTCCTCTCACTCCCAGAGCAGCAGCGTAGGCAGCTTCTTGAAGGCGATTGGGACATCAAAGAGGGTGCAGCGTTTACTGAGTTTGATAGGCGTGTGCATGTTGTGGAGCCTTACCATATCCCTGCTAACTGGGTCAAGTTTCGTGCATGTGACTATGGTTACGGGAGTTATTCTGGTGTTCTTTGGTTTGCTGTTGCACCTGATGAACAACTGGTCGTCTACAGAGAATTATACGTCAGTAAAGTATTGGCGACAGACTTGGCCGATATGATATTAGATTTGGAAGCCGAAGATGGTAATATTAAGTACGGTGTTCTGGATAGCAGTCTGTGGCACAGGCGTGGTGATACTGGCCCTTCTCTTGCGGAGCAAATGATTAGCAAGGGCTGTCGTTGGCGTCCGTCAGACCGCAGTAAAGGTAGCCGGGTAGCTGGCAAGAACGAAATACATAGGCGTCTACAGATAGACGAATTTACGGAGGAACCAAGACTTGTATTCTTTGATAGCTGCACAGAGACAATATCACAGTTACCGTCCATCCCTCTGGACAAGAAAAATCCAGAAGACGTTGACACGAAGTCTGAGGACCATCTTTATGACGCGCTACGGTATGGGATTATGTCCAGACCCCGGTTCTCTATTTTCGACTACGACCCGCATGGCAGACCATCGACAGGTATGAGAGTGGCTGACGCTACCTTTGGATACTAAGGAAAAACTATGGCAGACGATGAAATTATGATTGAAGACGACGCTATCGCTTTAGAGGATACGGATGATACGGCTGTCCAAGATGCAGATGTATCTAAAATAATTCCTTTTATTCTGGAAAGGTTTCAAAGATCAGAAGATTACCGTTATCAGGACGAAGAAAGATGGTTGCGTTCTTATAGAAACTATAGGGGTTTGTATGCTCCAGATGTGCAGTTTACAGAGGCTGAAAAATCTCGTGTATTTATTAAGGTAACAAAAACCAAAACACTTGCGGCCTATGGTCAAATTGTAGACGTATTATTTGCCAATAACAGATTTCCTCTTTCTGTTGAACCTACAGAACTTCCAGAGGGTGTAGTTGCAGATGTTCATTTTGATCCCAAAGAACCGGAACAGTTACAAGGACAAACTGCTTTGTCTAGCCCCTATGGGTTTCCCGGTGACGGCAATGAGTTGCCGCCCGGTGCTACCGCTCAATCCCTTTTAAAAAATGTAGGCCCTCTAGCAAGTAAACTAGAACCAATTCAAGATAAACTAAAAGAGGGTGCTGGCACTACTCCGACAGCTATAACTTTTAGCCCCGCAATGATAGCGGCTAAAAAAATGCAGAAAAAAATCCACGATCAATTAGAAGAGTCGGGGGCAACTAAACATCTGCGTAATTCTGCGTTTGAAATGGCTTTGTTTGGAACTGGCGTAATGAAAGGCCCGTTTGCTACAGACAAAGAGTATCCTAATTGGAATGAAGAAGGAGAGTATGATCCTAAATTTAAAACCGTTCCACAAGTAGAGCATGTATCCGTTTGGAATTTTTATCCTGATCCAGATGCCAACAATATGGATGAAACGCAGTATGTAATAGAACGACATAAAATGTCTCGTTCACAATTGCGTAATCTAAAAAAACGTCCATACTTTAGAAGTCAGGTTATTGATGAGGTAATTCTTCTAGGAGAAAACTACGATAAAAAGTATTGGGAAGAAGACCTATCGGACTATGCTCCAGATCATGGCATAGAAAGATTTGAAGTTCTTGAATATTGGGGTATGGTAGATACTGAAATGCTCAAAGAGCAAGGAGTAGATATCCCAGAAGAATTGCAGGATTTCGATGAACTGCAAGCTAATGTTTGGATTTGTAATAACAAACTAATACGCATGGTGCTTAATCCATTTAAACCTGCTAAGATACCCTATCATGCTGCGCCGTATGAACTTAACCCATACAGCTTTTTCGGTGTAGGAATTGCGGAGAACATGGATGACACGCAGACCCTGATGAATGGCTTTATGCGTATGGCAGTGGACAACGCTGTGTTATCGGGTAATCTGATTGTAGAGGTAGACGAGACAAATCTGGTGCCGGGACAAGACCTGTCACTGTATCCGGGTAAGGTATTCCGTCGTCAGGGCGGTGCGCCGGGTCAGGCTATTTTTGGTACTAAATTTCCTAATGTGTCGTCTGAAAACATGATGCTGTTTGACAAGGCCCGTGTTCTAGCGGATGAAAGCACGGGCTTCCCGTCATTTGCACATGGACAAACAGGAGTACAGGGCATAGGACGAACCGCTAGTGGTATTTCTATGCTTATGGGTGCAGCACAAGGTGGAACAAAAACAGTCATTAAAAATGTAGACGATTATCTTCTTCGTCCTTTAGGAGAAGGATTCTTCCGTTTTAATATGCAGTTTGACTTTGATTCAAGTATCAAAGGTGATCTTGAAGTAAAGGCACGTGGCACAGAAAGCCTGATGGCAAATGAGGTACGCAGTCAACGCTTAATGCAATTCTTGCAAGTTGCAAGTAATCCAGCGTTAGCGCCCTTTGCTAAGTTCCAATATATTATACGTGAAATAGCGAAGTCTATGGAGTTAGACCCCGACAAAGTAACCAACAACATGGATGAAGCCGCCCTACAAGCTGAAATAATGAAGGGCTTTCAGGCACCAGCAGAGGGACCACAAGCACCAGCAGGTGCTGATGCAATGGACCCAACAGGTGCCGGTGGCGGTACAATGGGCGTAGGACAGTCTCCTGTGCCGGGTGAACAAGGATTTAGCGCAAATGGACAAGCAAATACTCAGCAAACTCAAGCCGTGGGTGAACAACAACCGCCAATGGGAAGCGTTCAATAGTTACATTGATGCTGTAATTGACATGCAGCATAAAGCACTTGAACAGGCTGATGATAACGTAATGATGTATAGGTCACAGGGTGCCATTGCAGCATTGCGCAAACTTAAAACATTAAGAGATGAGATAAATGGCTCTTAGAGAACAAACACAGCGACTTCTTTCTGAAGAGGATGTTACAGCCGACAACGTGGAAGAAATGTATGGAATACAAGGCGTAACTCTTCCAGACATTACTGCTAAAGATGTTGCTATGTTCGGTGCTGAAATGTTGCCCGGTGTTGGAGAGGCATTAGCATTAAAAAGAACATCAGATGCGTTAGATGAAAAAGATTATGTTGGTGCTGGCATTGAAGCTACTGCAGGTTTGTTAGGACTTATTCCGGGTGTTGGCGATGCAGCAGGTAAAGCACTTCGCGCTACTACGCGCAAGTTAAGAAAAGATGCAAAACTAGAAATAGACAATCCCGGCTTTGATGAAGTATATCAAGAAACCTATGCTGAAACAAAACAACGGGCATCTGACAAAGTAAAAAACAAAGCAATAGAAGCGGGACAAAGAGATACGTATGAAGCAAACATAGGCACAGCAGGTGGTATTACGGGATATGCAAACGACGTTAAATTTGATCCTAAAGAATTAGAAGACATTCCCGGTGCTATGGGTGAGGAAAAGTTTAGGTCTAGTGATGGGTATGGAAAATTAGAACTACTTGAAAAGTCCATAGCCGAAAAAGGATATAAGCCATACAATATTCTTATTCACGTTAGAGAAGATGGACAGCCTTTTATCGTAGAGGGTAATCATCGTCTTGCAGAAGCATTGAAGTCTGGCCGCGAAACTATTACAGCAGATATTAGATATCTTCGTGGCGCAGAAGAAAAAGCAGGGCCGCTTGATCCCAGAAACATTTTTCCTGATAAAATGGTGGATGAGGCACCAGTAACTACAGCAGCAGTCCAAACTACAAAATCACCACTACGTGTGCTGTTTGATAAATTACCTGAAACAGAACGTGCCGCTCTTCCTGCACAGCCAGATGAAAATAGACTATTTGGATACCACGGCACTGCTAAAGCTAGAGAAGCAGACGAACCGTTTTTTGATATTAACTTTGCACGTAAAAACGATCAGTTTCTTGGAGAAGGATTTTATTTTACGCTTGATCCTGAAGTAGCTTCTGAGTATGCAAGTATTCGTGGCATCAAATCAGAACGTCAAATAAAAGGTGAGAAAGCGAAAAAAATACTAGCTGATGAAAATGTCATACCTTCTGAACGTGGCAAAAGGGGTTCTGGTACGTCTGTAGGAGTTACGCCACAGGGTGAGTACGTTACCGGCGGAAGCATGATGAAGGGCCAAGATATTTATGGCAATCCGGTCAGCGTCGGTCAATACATTGGCAGATTTGATTTGTCAAATCTTGAAAAGCCGTATGTTGTGCGTACAGAAAAACAACGCAAAGAACTAAAGAAAATAATTCCTCAACTCAAAAAAGAGGGATATGATTCAATTCTTTTTGCCGATTTCAAAGATCGGTCTAAGCAGATTATGGTTTTTCCAGAACATATGGATAAGATAAATTCAGAAGCTATTAACTATGCACAAGGTGGAGCAGTACCTATGAAAAAACAAATGGAACTATTCGCAGACGGCGGTCTTGAACAGGACGGCGGTACTAAAGACCCCGTATCTGGCAACGACGTGCCTCCCGGTGCTGCTCAAGAAGAAGTGAGAGATGATATCCCTGCCCAACTAAGTGAGGGTGAGTTTGTATTCCCGGCTGATGTGGTACGATACATTGGTCTTGAAAAGCTGATGAGGATGCGGCAAGAAGCCAAGATGGGCCTCAAGATGATGGAAGAGATGGGGCAGATGGGTAATGCAGATGAAGCCACCATTCCTGACGATCTTCCCTTTGGCATTACAGATTTAATTATTGTAGACGGATCAGAGGGGGTTGACGACGACGATAAAAAAGAGTATAATGTTGGCGGTATTGTAAATCAACCTAGTAATATTCAATCTGGGCAAACACAAATAGGTATGGCACCTACTCCTATGTCAATGCCGGAAATTACTAGACCGCAACAACAAGACGTTCCAACTTATAAACCACCAGAAACCATTCCTACGTTTACAGAGTATATGCAACCTTCTGCTAAACAAATGGCACCTCAAACAATTACAATTGTTGATGTAGAAACCGGCGAAGAGCGTATGATTACGTTTATTCCGGGTGTTACACAAATTCCACAAGGCTTTGTTCGCAAGGAAGACTATGTACCCAAAGAGGTAGTAGTTCCTGAAACACCAACTACAATGGTTGAAACGGCTCGTGTCAGGGAAGAAGACCCCACAGAGAAGCCGGATGATGGCCTTGGGCCGGGTGGCGGTAGAATTGGCATGGGAGGTTTTTCAGACGGAACTGGCTATAAACAAAATGCTACCATTATGGGCGTCTCGTTTAATATGGGTGAAGGTTTCATGGGCGGTGCTGCTGGTGTAGCTGCAACGGGTCTTAGCCTTGCTCTGGGTAAACCCATACCGGCAGAAGCGACTGCTACGTTTACTTACGACAATCAAACATACACTGTGTCTGGTACTGAATATAACAATCTTAAAGAGTCAGGTTATACTGGAGATTTGGCTGATAAAATTGTTGCATCTCTTAAAACTGAAAGTGGCATTGCTAGAAACACTATTGAGTACGATACAACTACTAGCACTTTCAAAGATAAAAAGTCTGGAGAAACTTTCCAAGATAGGGACGATGACAATGATGGCATTGGCGATATCCTCAATAAAGCAGGTCAAAGTATCTACTCTAAAGTAGACAAAGATGATCTGGTTGGCTCCGCACAAAAAATGAACCAGTCAGAAAAAGATATAGCATCCGCCTTTAATGACGCACAATTTGAAGCGTTTGACTTCGGCGATGACGACAGCAGTAGTTCCAGCGGCGGCGGTCAATCTTTTGGCGGATTTGACGATAAAAACCCAGATGATCCTGAAGCAGAGGGGGACTTTAACGCTGGCGGTCTAGCTGCTAAGAAAAAACCCAAAGCCAAAAAGATGAAGCGAGGTGGACTAGCTTCTAAAAAATAGTCCCGTATATGTTGGCTACCTGATCCCCCACCCGACGTGGCTACGGTTGGCCCCAACTAGGAGAAAAGTAAATGGCAGAAACTGCTGAAATCATGGCTGAAGAAATGCAGCCACAAAAGAAAGTTGCGTTTGCAAATCGTAAATACACTAACGAAGAAAAACGCAAGATGGAAGAAGAAGAACTTGAGCAAATGCTCAAAGAACAAAAAGGCGAAGTGGAAGAAGCTGCTGAACCTGAAGAAGAAGAACCTACGAATGCAGAAGAAAAGACGTTTAAAAAGCGTTACTCTGATCTACGTAGGCATCAGCAACAACAAGCAGAAGATTTTAAGAAACAAATTGCTGAACTTCGCACACAACTTGACAGTGCTACAAAGAAAGAAATGAAGCTGCCCAAGTCTGACGAGGACATTGAAAAATGGGCAGAGGAGTATCCAGACGTAGCGGCTATCGTTGAAACAATTGCCATGAAGAAAGCAAGTGAGCAATCTAGCGCACTTGAAGAACGCATCAAAGCAATTGACGAAATGCAACTGTCTGCCACAAAGGAGAAAGCAGAAGCAGCATTGATGCAGATACATCCTGACTTTGATGAAATTCGTGACAGTGATGAGTTCCATGAGTGGGCAGATCAACAACCAAAGTGGGTGCAAGATGCGCTTTATGAAAACGACAACGACGCACGTTCTGCTGCTAGGGCGATTGACCTCTACAAAGCTGATATGGGTATTGGCAAAAAGAAACCCAAGTCAGACAAAGACGCAGCCAAGTCTGTGTCCACAAAAAATAGTCGCAGTAAACCGCAAGAGAATGAAGAAGCATCCTATCTAAAAGAGTCGGACGTGCAAAAAATGTCGGCACGAGAATACGAAAAACGATCTGACGAAATTATGGAAGCTATTCGTAGCGGCAAATTTATATATGATGTATCGGGGTCAGCCCGGTAAAAAAGTATTGACAAATAGTTATATATAAGTATAACTATGTCATATAAGTGTAAGTTGTGTAGCTAACTGCTTACACTACCTGCAAACAATACCGTCTTACGGATTACCTGACGAACATGGCCCGTTGAATATCTGGTCGGCCAACTAGATAAGATACGCACCCAAGTGAATCAGCCTCTGATTAGTCTGTTAGTTTGCATCTGTTAAAATGCCAAAATAGGAGATAATATCATGGCTTTTACTACCGCAGCCGGGTATGGTAATCTTCCTAATGGTAATTTTTCGCCCGTAATTTACAGCAAACAGGTGCAACTTGCTTTCCGCAAGGCATCTATTGTTGAAGCAATTACCAATAACGACTACTTTGGTGAGATTGCGCAAATGGGTGATTCCGTTAGGATTATCAAAGAACCCGAAATTACTGTTAAGGAGTATGCACGTGGTACAACCATCGCGCCGCAAGACCTTGACGACGAAGACTTCAACCTAACAATTGACAAAGCTAACTACTATGCTTTTAAGGTTGACGATATTGAAGAGGCGCATAGCCACGTGAACTTCCAGTCTCTGGCAAGTGACCGTGCTGCTTATCGTCTTGCCGACCAGTTTGACCAAGACGTTCTTGGTTATATGTCTGGTTTTAAGCAGTCTGCAATTCACGGCACTCCTAACGCTGTTAACACAACTGTTAATGGCTCAAAGGCTGTATCTTCCGCTTCGGATGGTGCCAACCTTGTAGGTGCTGAACTGCTGGCTTCTATGTCACTTGACGCATCTGACTTTACGCAAGCGGATGGCACTGCAGGTACTGCAAATCAGTGTATTGGTATTGAGCCTCGCGCTGGTGGAGCAACTGCAGCTAAGAGTGGTACAACAGGTAATGCGTTCCCACTGCAAGTTATTGCACGTATGGCACGTTTACTTGATCAACAAAACGTAGACACTCAAGGACGCTGGCTCGTTCTTGACCCGGTTTTCATTGAAGTTCTGAAGGATGAGGACTCACGTCTTCTGAACGCTGACTTCGGTGGTTCCGGTCTTCAGAATGGTCTTGTACTAAATAACCTTCACGGTTTCCAAGTTTACACATCTAACAACCTACCGTCACTAGGCACAGGCCCAGCGACAACTGGTGGTATGAATGCTAGTAACATGGGCATCATCGTGGCTGGTCACACCTCCTCTGTAGCAACTGCAGAGCAGATCAACAAGACCGAAACCTATCGTGACCCGGACAGCTTCTCTGATATTGTCCGTGGTATGCACCTGTATGGCCGTAAGATTCTTCGCCCTGAAGCAATCGTTACTGCGGCATACTGCTTGGCATAAGGGAGGGCTGAGAAATGGCTGCAACAACCACACTGTTGGCAACGACCAATACTAATCACGGCCCTAGCTACGGTAGAACCTCTAGGGTAAGACCCTATCTCGTAGAGCAAACTATCAATTTTGCAGATCAGAATATTGATGCTAATGGAAGCACGATTGAGTGTTGTGCAATTCCTGCTGATCATCTGATCATGTATGCAGATGTTGAAGTTGAAACCGCTCTTACCAATACAGCTTCTGACGCCACTATAGACATGGGTCTGTCAGGTGGAGACGCTGACTATTGGGTAGATGGGTTCGACATTGATGGTGCTTCTGCAGGAGCATACGCAGGGGTGGACACTGCAACAGCAGGTGTTCCTCTTCTAGTGACTGCAGACGGCTCATTGAAGTTGACTTTTGCCGGAACCGCTGGTACAATTAGTGCCGGTGTAATCCGTGTATTTGCGGTGTGTATGCCGATTGAAGGCGGCTTGCTTAAAGCTGTCGATGTAGATCGTGACGCACTTGCCTAACTAATATGGGGGGCGGCAGAAGTCGCCCTCCTAACTTATCTGATTTCTAACAGGAGAAAAAAATGGCTATTACCACTGCAATGTGTAACAGCTTTAAGACAGAACTGCTTGGTGGTCTACACGATCTTGACACAGACTCAATCAAATTGGCACTAATCAAAGCATCTCCGTCCGGTACGTATAATAAGAACACTACAAACTATTCTGACGTAACTGGCAACTCTGATGAAGCGTCTGGTACTGGATACAGTGCTGGTGGTCAGGTTCTTGACGGTGCTGCTATTTCACTGTCGGGTGACACTGCTATTGTAGATTTCACTGATGAAGTGTTCTCTGATGTTACTGTATCTGCTGATGGTTGTATTATTTATAACACATCAAATAGTAACTCAGCTATTGCTGTCATTGATTTTGGCGGCACAGTGTCTGCCACTGCTGGCGACCTTACGATTGAATTTCCCGCTGCAGGTGCATCTACCGCTGTTATTCGTATCGCGTAATTGGGGCATAGACTATGGCCCTCGTTGTTGCTGATCGTGTAAAAGAAACGACTACGACCACCAGTACTGGCACGTATACTCTTCTTGGTGCTGCGACTGGTTTCGAGTCGTTTTCTGTTGTCGGGGATGGTAACACGACGTACTATTGTTGCACGGACGGCACAGACTTTGAGGTGGGTATTGGTACATACACCGCTTCGGGTACAACTCTTGCACGTACAACAATTTTGCAGTCGAGCAACAGTGATAGCGCCGTCAACTGGTCAGCGGGTACGCGAGACATATTTATTACGCAGCCA